TGCATATCGGCACGTTGTCTAACCTGCGCAATAAGACTCGTTAACGTGACGTTGCTTGCCATGTTGGTCCCTCAGATAAAGAAACAGCCCTAGTTTTTAGGTAGGGCTGTTTGGTTAGTCTTCCGATTTCTCTTCGGAATACTCGCATACTTGCATCATAGTTTCCATAGCATCAACTAAAGCTGAGATATCTTTTTTCTCAATAGCCGCAAGTAGTGAACGAGCAGCGTCTTTTTTAGCTTCAGCAGACATCTCCATTTCGTCTGGTCCTTCGGATTCTTCCTTCGGACCGCCTACGATTAGAGCAGCGAGTTTATCTTTCTTGTCCAGCATACCCAACATATTAGACCGTCGAGTTCTTAAGAATTAAACAGAAGTGGACGCGGTTGTTAGCGTTAGCAGAAATGTCGGTAGGAGTAGCAGCGGCTAGAACTCGGACTTGAACAGTCTTAGCAGAAGCAACATCAACAACGCCGAGCTGACCAGCTAAGTCAGTAGCAGAAGCCATTTGAATCATGATATCGCCAGCGAGGAGCGAGCGATAAGCATCTTGAAGAGTAATCGTGAAAAGACCCGCAGAAGTACGAGCAACAGAAAAGCCAGTGCCAAGTACAGCAGTAGGAGCGCCAGTTCCAGCAGGAGCAAACGACCCCTGGATATGAACTACGCCTTTGTCGAGAGTACCTTGAAATTGTTGGAATAGACGGTTTGCCATTTTGTAACCCCTTAAGCCCTATCGAAAAGCAGAGGAAATTCTCTACATCCAAGATAGCAGCTTCTACCTAGAAAGGCCCGACCCCTTTCGAGATCGAGCCTAGATAGGATAGTAAACTAATTAGGTTTAGCTAAGTTTGACGATGCCGTTAAAGCCAGGAGCGTTAGAGCCAAGTTGAGCGTAGTAGCCAACTCGAACCTCTACTGCGTCGCTTGAAGCTTCGCGCAACATTTTCAAGCCGTCGCTATCCAAGATTTTAGGAGCAGCACCCAAGGAGTACAACTTCCAAGAATCTTTGGTAAGCATGAATCCGAAGCCTGAAGGACAGTTTTGATCTGCATAGATCTTAATTACGCCTTTAGGACCTTGGATTTGAAGACCAGAGAAACCGATGTCTCCGATTTTCTCATTGATGTATTGAACTTTCGAGCCGAGTGCCTTCTCAAGGTCTGCATACTTGGAGAAATCCAAGAAGCAAATATCAGGAGAACCGCCTTCACGACCCAAACGAGCAGCTACGTCGATAAGAGCTTCTTCAATAGGCTTTGAAGAACCGTCTTGGCGAATACCAGCCAAACGGCTTGGATCAACAGAGCGGTCAACGCCGAAGAAGTTATCGCCGCCAACAGGCGCGGTGTAAGGAAGCCAAGCCTGAAGACCTTTGATCTTCTGAGTAGCATCGCCTTCAACAACCAAGTAGTCGTTTTGAGCAACAGCAGCGATACCAGTGGACCAGTTAGCAGAAGCGGTCAAAGTACCAGCATCACGGTCAACACCCGTAAGAGTAACCGATCCAGCGCGAAGCGTGGTAGCAGGTTCCGTGGTAGCAGCTTTCAAAACCATTCCAACTTCAAAGTTGGTTACGTCGTTAATGTTAGCCAGCGTAATCGTTGTTACAGCAAAAGAGCTGGAAGCGATTTGACCGATAGAACCCGAACCTGTTCCGAACATACCGATAGCAAGCGAGCGAGCAGCGGAGTTAATCGCGCCGTCGATTTCGCAAGTAGCAGCTTCCATAAATGCGTTAGCGTTCCCCATTGAAGCTTCAAGAACTTCGTTAGTGATAGATGCCAAAGCATAATCTTGTTTACGTGTGAGCAAGAACTCAACGATTTTGGATGCGGTCTTGTTAGCTTGCGCGGTTGCGAAGGTAGCAGAACGACCCATAGGGTTTCCGTAGATCAAAGGAAGGGGGTAGTTCTTACCACCGAACTTTTCGTACTTGGGGCACATAGCCAGCCAAGGGTTATTTTTGTAGACCATGTTTTGAACGACTTGCCCAGCATAGTGCTCTTTCAGAGCGCCAGCGAAGCTTGTTAAATCTAATGAAGGCATGATTTAAGACTCCTGTGTTATTGCCACTTAATCAGGCGAGCTGCTCTTTCGATAGACTCATCACGACTAAGAGGTTTCGACTGCAAATTAGCAGACGACGTCATAGAATTAGTTAGTGTTTTTGATTCTGGCGTCTCAGTCTTAGCCACAGTCTCAGTCTTATCGTTCGGTTTAAGGAACTTATTCTTAATCTTATCGGCTTTTAAAAACTTTTCAACTTCCTGCTCTAAGTATTTTTCAACCATATCAGCAGCCTCTTCATGTGACAGAATCTTGCCGTTTCCGTTCTCATCCTTATTAGCCTCGAAGTATTCTTTCGTGACATCGTAGATAAGATCATACGCGCCAGTCGTGTTGATGAGTTCAAACTTAGCGCCAGCGGCTTTAACTACTGACATTTGCTCAGTTTTAAATTTACTGATAGCAGCTTGACGAGTCTCTTCTTGGAGCTTGGTCTTCTCTTCGTCGCGTTCCTTTTTAACCTTCGCTAACTCTTCTTGAATCTCCATAACCTTCGGGTCAACTTTAGGACGACCACTGATAAAATACTCGGTCAACTCTTCATAGCTCAAATCGTACTTCTTAAGGAACTCTTCAGGATTAGTCTTAGCTAGTTTCTTGGCTGTATCGTAATCAACGTATTTATCTTTGATAAGTTTTGTCTCTTCAGTTTCCTGGCGCATCTTCTTTTCTTTACGAGCAAGAGCTGCAAAGCGTTTTGCAAAACTATCTTCTTCAACTACAGGAGCAGGAGCCACTGGAGCCGCCTCAAGAACTGGCGCGGCTTCAGGTGGCGGTGCTTCAGACGTAGGTGTAGGCGTTGATTCAACTTGTGCTTCAGACATTAAAAAATCCCTCTCTTTATTAAGCCATCATTGGCGGTTCGGGAGGCATTGCTCCCTCTTGAGGAACTTCTTCCATAGGCATTGGCTCAACCATTTCTTGCATAGGCTGTTCCACTGGAGGAGGCTGTAGCAAGTATTGGGCTTGTTCCATGAATCTACGAAGGAGTTCTAAATGTTCTTCTGGAACATACTCAAGTTTAGCTTTGTTGTAGGCCATTTGACCGTAGACCTTGCAGTATTGAAGATCCATGTACGGCTCTGGAGAGAAGAAGACGCCGTCCTCTACAATTTGGTCTACATAATCACGCACAACAGAACGAGCCGCCATCTTTAAGTTAGAAGCCTGTTCGATATCAGGGAAATCAAGAAGCTCAGCCCCAGTTTCAGGGTCCAGCATCCCGCTTGCAATCATCTCAGAGATTGTTTCAAGACGACCCGCTGGCTCTTGTGGAAGCATCGAGGTAGGGAACATCTGCATGATGTATTGATCTTCGTCAAGGTCCACTTCAGCCCATTTGATAGTATCAAGGAACTTCTTGCCTTTAACTTTAACTGAGAAGTCTGGATCTTTTTTGTAAATCTCACGAGCGCAGCCGATCATTTGCTTAGCTGTGTCCATGAAGAACTTTTCCCAGGACTGTCCAACAATAATAAACCGTTCTGATTCAATATCATTAAACTCTCTGAGTGCTTTGCCAGAATTTAAACCCGCTGGCTTTTGGCTTTGAGCTGACATCTGCGAGATACCGACAATCTCAAACGCACGAGCATACAACTCGTTTAGGTATCTATACATTTCAGGAGCAACGATAGGATCGACCTTCGTTACAGGCATAGTGCCTTTGTATTTAATGATACGACCAATCTCGTTAGATAGATGCTGCGAGATAATGCCAGAGCCTTGCTCAATGTAAACCGCTGGAGCTGACAAGAGGTGCTGAGCTACTTGGATGTTCTTTAGAATCTTATTGATTTCGATTTGAATACCAACAAGCTCTTCAGCAATGCCCTGACCAAAGAAACCATATGGACGCTGTGACCAACGAAAGAAAGCAAATGGGAAATAAGGCTTAGTCCATACCTCGTCAAGTAAGTCAGCGCCTTCAACGCAAATTACATGGCGACCAGTCTTTAGCTCCTTGTCGTTGCTTATCATCCTAAAGTACGCAAGACTTATGTGGAATATGCACGAGGTTATTCAGAGTTGATACCTTCACAGATTGCGACCCACCTTGAGTTTTTAAACGCTAAGTATAAGCCAGTTAAAATAGTGGCTGACACTGGCGGTTTAGGGAAATCAATTACAGAAGAAATGAGAATTCGTTATGCTTTACCTATTGTGGCAGCCCAAAAAACAGACAAGCTTTCTTTTATTTCTTTGCTCAATGGCGATTTCATTGATGGGAATCTACTTGTTCACGAGTCTCTATCAGATTTGCGTGAACAGTATTCTACGCTGATTAAGAACGACGACGGCAACGAAGACCCGTCTATGCCTAACGACTTATGTGATGCAGTGCTTTACGCATGGCGACAATCTAAAGCTCATTCGTACATTCCTGACGTTGTGTACAAGTCTAAAGAAGAAGAGCTTAATGCTATGGCTGAAA